AGTCAACTAATCCTTTATAGATAAGTTTTGTTTGACCATTATATAATCTTACTTTACCATCCCAGAATCTATTTCTATAAGCTGGCATGAATTTAGCACCTGGTACTTCAAATGTAAAGAAATCTACTAACTCTTGTTTAATTCCATTGTCTGCTATGACTTTTGCATGTACTTCGTTAACTGGTTCGATAATCACAAGATTACCCTCCACCGAATTGTGTAAGTCTTCTCCAGTCAATGGCTGCACGAATCTGAAACCCTCTGTTGTTAATATTCTTCAATATATCTTCACAACAACCAACAAGTTCTTCTTGATATGCTATCTTAGATTGTAAAGACATCATATCTTTATCAGCACTAACATACTCAGGTATGTCTTGCTTCAATACAACTTTTGGCCAGGGTTCACGATTCAATTCTTTAATATCTTCTGGGTTATTCAATTCACCCCTGTAATATTGTCCCAACTTATTAGATAATGATTTATATTTAATCTTCAACGCTCTAAGTTGGAGTCTTGCATCATATAGGTACTTTAAGTATTTACCATGTAGTTCTGGTATTTTAAGACTCTCAGTATCTAAGTCAATGTCATCAACCTTACTATCTTTTTTCCACAGTTCGAGTAGCTCATTTAACTTCATACTACTATTATATGACAAAAACTATGCTGAGGCAACAGTAAATTGTCTATAATTAAAAGTAGCGTCAGCTTCTAAGTATGCTACATCTGTTCCTGTAACGTCAAATTGTAAGGGTGATAGATTGATAGGATACAAGTCAACAAAGTTGATCCTTATATTTGCATTCTGAGCACTAGTCAATATAACCAGACCACCATCACTAAAAACACCTTCCATTACATTACCCATCTTACCTTTACCTGCAGTAGGTCTTGTACCCTCTGCTTCGTTATTCAAAGCCTTGTATTGTTCTATATCAGTAGGTGTACCTAATCCTTGCATCCAGTTATAGATCTCAAGATAGTTTTTCATATCTTCATCTACTCTAAATCTAATATCTAAAGGTGCATAAGTTAGTTTAGTTCCAGCTAAAGGGATCCTGACTAATGGATTTGGTATTTCTGTTTCTTGTAATGATACAGAAGGTAAAGATGCACTTTGACAATAGAAGTTTACTATTGGTAGCTTCTTTACTATAAATCTAAAACCTAGTGGTGATAGAAAGTTATTGTTTTCTGGTTGTTTATCAAATGCGCTCATAATACTATTTATCTGTTTTTTAGGCAAAAAAAAAGGAGGCCGGAGCCTCCTTTTTAAGTTCGAAGATCAATCGAAATTACATTAAGTTATTTACGATTGTAAATCTATAATAGATATTCTTCTTAGCGAATGCAATAGCACCATCAGCATTTGTAGTTGCAAATGGATTAGCGACCATTCCATAACGAGTCTTAAACCCGATTTTTGGTTGGAATGTATTCTCGCCAACTGCTCTTACCATCTGTAGTGGAACATAAGGACAATAGAACAGACCAGCATCAAATGCAGATGATCCTTTATATCCTAATGTAAAGTATTGACTTCCAGATGCGCTTGAGAAATATGGATCTACATATACTTTGATTCTTCCGTTAAGTACACCAGCGAATGTGTTACCAGTGTCATCAACATTTAGATTCGAAGATAATGCAGGAGTGTAATCAAGAACACCAGCCATTTGAAGTGCAGAAGCAACGTCTGATCCACAGATCAATACATTACCTTTACCTCTTCTTGTAGCTTTAGCGATTTGGTTAGCTTCTCTTTCGATTTGAAAGATCATACCTTTAAATCTTTCAACTGACCATCTACCGTTACTGTCTACATCTAAGTCAAATGTACCAGCAGAAGACACATTAGTTTGTGCTCCAGCAGTAGCTGTATAGTTGATTGTTCTTACTACTTCTCTGTTAATCTCAGCTAGAATCTCAGCAGAAAGAATATTAGCAAGTTCTGATTCAGCATCCAAGCCGTGGATTGCTTTAAGATCTTGTGCTAATTCCATTGTGTATTCTGCTTTTAGAGCTCTTGATACTGCAGTAACAGAAACTTTCTCTACTGAGAAAGCCATCTCTGCAAACGAGTTAGCAGCACTGTCACCTAATGCTTCAGCTGTTGCTGTAGACATACCTTGGTGAAGTGTGTAACCAGAACCAGATGCTCTAGCTGTTGGATCGTTACCAGCTTGGTCAGATCCTGCAGAACCGTCAAGCACACCACCGAAGTTAGATGTGTTTGCAGCTTGAGAACCGATAGCTGAGTGTGAAGTATTAGCTTCGTTGAATAATGCTTCATCACCTGATTGATCTTGTAGTCTACTTCTTAAAGCAAAAATAAGACCTGTTGGACCAGTCATTGGCTGGACACCACAGATGTCATATGCAATAAGGTTAGGCATACTTCTTCTTACAAGTGAAATAAGTACTGGGTCGAATATGTCAACCGCACCATCACTAGCTGTAGATGAAGATGCTCCCATTGCGTTAGCTGGAGCCGCTTCCCCTAATAGTGAAGGCATGTTGTATCCGCCAGAACCAGAAGCAGCTTCACGAGCCGCGTTTTCTTGGTTTTCTAGTAAAGTGGCAACTACCTGACGCTTGTGTGGATCTTTAATAGGGTCAAGATCCCCATGTTCAAGGACTGGCTGCCATTTTTTCACTAGCTCTTCTGTTAAATAAGACATTTTTATGTTTTCTCCCTAATTGGTTTAAATTTTGAAAAGTCAGCCTTTTCTTTTGTTTATAATATTTATAATATACTTACTTCTTTAGAGACCTTGAGATAGCAGCTGCATAGCCAGCCATCTTAGGATCTAAAGAAGATCCCTCAGGTTTCGCCTCTTCATCAAGAGGTTCATCAGTTTCACCCACTAAATCAGCTACTTCTTTATCGTTGTCGACAGAAAAATAGCTTTCTTTAATAATTGATAGTTTCTTTTGAAACGATTCTTTATCTTTGAACTCAACACCTTCGGCTAGAGTTTGAAACTTCTCTTTTTGAGTTTCAGCAAGACCTTCAGTTACTTGATCAATAACTTTTTGTTGATCGTTCTCTTCAATTGCTTTTTTAGCTTCCATATTTTTTTCCATTTCAGCATTCAATTGATTTTGTAACTCTTCGTTCTTACTTGCAAGCTCTTCAACTACATCAACTTTTGCTTCTGGAATATCAATGTAATGATCTTCAAAAAGACCTTTAAGACCAGACATAAAGTCTTCTGTTAGTTCAGCTTTCAAACCTTGCTCGATAGCTAGTTCGTTATCTTTAGCCCATTGTTCTACAACATAGTCTAAATAAGTATCCATTTTCTCAGATAACTCTTCTTTAATAGCTTGAGTATCTTGAGCAAAAGACTCATTGATAGTAGACTTGTATGTTTCAATGTGCTCGTTAATTTTTGTTACTACAGCTGTCTCAAATATTGTAGCAGCTTTTTCTTTGAAATCTTCTGAAAGATCCTCGTCACCAAATAATGCTTTGACATCATCTTTAACGTCGACGTCTGCTGCAGTGACTTTATATTCTGCATCTTCCATTTTCATTTTAGGTTTCATAGCAGCATTCATTTTATTCATACCTTCTGGTTTCATCATAGAAGCATACATTGTTTCTACCGCAGGTTTGTTCATGCTACCCATTTTTTTCATCATAGCATTAATCATACCCATTTTGGTAGAAACTTCTTTAGCTTTCATACCAGAACCAGATGATCCTTGCTTGATTGGATTTTTTTCTCCTTGATCTTTACTCGGACCAGGAGCTGTTTTTACTGTTGATGTTGGCTCAGGAACTTCTGAAGGGTCACCCATTGATGCCTTGAATTCATCTAGCTCCGCTGGCTGACTATCTTCAATTGCTTCCTGATCTGTTTTAAGATCTTGCTCAGACATTATTTTTCTCCTTAATTTAGTCTTGTTTTACTAATTATTTATAATATTTTAAAGTTTTGAAAGAAAATCTGTAAATATCTTTAACTTCGCTCCTTCAAGGTCAGCCTTAGAAGTTTTCTTAATCTCTTCCTTGTAATTATTTACTTGAGCTTCTCTCAAAACTCCGTTATCCCATACCCATTCCTTACCTTCCATAATACCTTCTACAAATGCATCTGGTGCACTTGGATCCGCTACTATATCAGCTGCAGTGGCTAAATGATAATCTTTTTGTACAACTTGAGATCCACCGTTTTGTTTAAGTGATCCCATTCCTCTAGAACTAACACCGAGGCTAGCTCCTTCATCCATTAAATTCTTTACTATCTTACCATATGGTGTATCCATAATCTTAGCTTCACCAATATAGTTATTACCTTCTTTTTTAAGATCAGTAATCATATGACTTACTCTTTCAAGATTAATTGTTGGACCATTTGGATGTCCTAACTCTCCATATGCTCTGTTTTTGTCAATATAACTTTCTTTATATTTTTGTACTTGCTCATCAAGAACTTGCATAGGATAAACTCTACCATTTCTATTCTTGATTTCACCTTGCATAAAGACACCTTTAATCTTATAGTCTTTTTCACCGTTTTCTTTAGCTTCTGATATGTATTCTAGATTTTCTTCATTAACTTCGCATATAAGTTTCATCTCTACTCCTTTTTAGCAATACCAAATGCTCTTACATCTGTACCAGAATTTGTTGCTATTTTATCTGTTGACTTTTTATTGATAACGAGATACTCTCCAGCTTTTAAATAAACTTGTGCTTGACCAACTGAACCAGTTGTACCATATCTACCACCACCATTTATCTCTAATGCTGTATTAGATATTGTTAATGTTCTATCTGTAGTTCCAGTTGTAACTACTGCTACAGAAGTTGATTTAAATACATCAATTCCACCTGTGGTAAGTGATGCTACATTTGATAAGGGTCTATATGTATTTGACATTATTTCTTCTCCGCGAAAGCCATTGCTTTCATAAAGTCAGCTGGACTTGACATTATATCACTTGACATTGCTTTTAAACTTGGACCTTTAACTTTCATCAATGCTTTTACTAACTTACCTGCTTGTTCAGGATCAACTGACATTGTTCTACCATTCTTAAATTTATGTGTAACTGGTCTATTACTCTTTGCAATCTTTTGTAACTTAGTTCTTACTAAAACATTTTCATCTAACTGATCTGTTTCATAGTCAACATCTTCTTTGACTTTTTTCATTGCTGTATCACCACCAGTTTTATCTGCCTTACGTTTACTACTTCCACCACCTCTTAATTGTGCAAAAGTTTTCTTAGCTTTAACAACTTGTCTTTCACCGGGCTCTCCGTCGTGTCCTTTATGGTCCCCAGCATGCTTTGCCCCACCTTTAAATTGATCTTCTGGTGCGACTGGATGATTCTTTGTATCTTTAGTATGTTTGTTAGCAAAGTCCTCTTCGCCTTTTGATCTTGGCTTGAGTGTTGTTGCTTCTTCATCATCATCTTGAGTTAGTGATGCAGTATAGTCTCCAGCTGGAGAACCTGATCCCTCTTTCAGTTTTGTCTTAAAGTTGTTAAACTTCAGCATTCTCTTTCTCCTTTTCTTGACCTAAAACTTCTACTTCATCTTCATTTGATTCTTCTTCAGGTTCTTCAGATTCAGATTCTTTAGCTTTTAGAAAATTTTGTGATACGTCTAGTTTCTTTACATCAAGGTAATCAGCAACTTTGTTGTTAAGCATGTTTTGAATTGCTTGCTTGAATCCATTTGCATCTGCTGATGCTAAAGCATTGACTGCATCAATTCCGTCACCTTGTTTCATTTGCATTGCTTCAGGCTTAGGTTGATCTACAATTTTATCCTGTGGTAAGCCTTGTTGTGCTGGTTCTGCCATAATTTATCTCCTTATATAATCTATTTATAATATTTTTTTATTTATGCTGCTGTACATGGATTAACACCATCTCCTAAAAACGGGTGTTCTGCGAAAG